ATGGCGGCCCCGTGAAATACGCTCGGACGAGGTGGGTCACGTTCTCCGAGATTGAGTCGGTTAATCCGAGACCGGAATTCCCGTGTCGATCCCTTGGAGAAAAACATCCCCCCCGAGCGCCGCAAAAGCCTTGAGGACCTCCCGCTTGGATCGGATCACATCGACCAAGCGGTCAAAAGCGGCGTTGATCTTTTTGCGCTCCTCACCCTCGGGGAATGGGCGGTGCTCGATTTCACCGGTGAGAGGTGACCGGTAGTGCTCGTTCGAGGCGTGGTTCGACAGGTAGTCGTTTTTTCGCCCCATCTCTGCCAACCTGTCTTCGCACCACCCCTGGAATGCGCGGGCAGCCATCTCATCGTTTGCCGCCCAGTATGGCGTTTTCTTCCCCTCATCCAGCTTTTCTGCTTCGATGGCAAATGCCGATTTCGGGCTGCCAAACTTTGCCTCAATTTCTCCACCATCAGCATTCCCACCAAAGTGGGCGACTGCAATTCTCGTCCACCCATCCTTGTTTTTTTGCGCCTTTCGGCTGTTCCTTCCGCCAACCACAATGGAGGCGTCAATGTGGCGCAACGCCTCGGAAAGATCGGCGGATTTGGCAATCTTCTTCCCAATTTGGGTCCATCCCCCGCCATCCTTGAGGTTGTGCTTGGCAAGACGCACATCTTCTGCGGTGTAGACAAAACTTTTCGTGGACTGATGGGGCCCTGACCGCATCGCAACCAAGAGCCCATCGAATGCCGATCGGATTTCGCGATCCTGCATCACAAGCGGGTTTTCGGTAACGTGGGTGCTGCTGGCTTTTGACTCCCCACCGGATGCCTCAGGGAGGAGGTTGTCGAGGGCGTGAAACCACTCGTGCGCCAAAGCCCCACCGCCACCCATCTTGGTCAGGTTTATGATGCGGTGGGTGCCTTCCCAGTGCGCCCTAGCTGCACCCCCAAAACCGGCGTTGCCCCGACCGCGCGCCCCGAAGGCCATGGCAAGGCGCCCGTTCATTGAAACGAAGTTATCGGGCACGCCGAGGATATCGGCCAAGTCGGCAAAAGCTGCCGCCGTGTGTTCGACGTGGAATTTCGCCGCCCCCGGATCGCTGAGAACCCAATTCCCAGACTGGACCTCACGCAGATTGAAATGGCCCTTCAGGGTCGAAGTCGAATCGACCACCACTTCACGCCCACCGACACGCTCGTAACTGTCGGCGACCTTGAGCTGGAAACGAACCGTTTCGGCCCGTTCTCTTTGGACAGTAACCCTCTCCTTTTTGACCCAGTCCCAATCGGCAATTTTCCCCCTTTTCGCGCCCGCTACATGTTGCGCAAAGGCGTCGGATCCGCCCCTCATGCTGCGATACTTCAGAACGCCAATGAACCTTTCTCCCATCAGTTGCCACGCGCGGTGGATTGGGTTTTCGATTTTGTTGCGAAGTTTCGCCCCAGTGCGGATGGCGGAAATCTGATCCCTAATCTTGCGCTCTTCGAATTCAATGTCGGAATCATGGGAAACCCACCCACCACCAAGATCACGGCGCTTTGATTCGAACTCTGGATGCGCGGCTTTCCATGCCAAAACCTTGTCCCACGCCGCGTCATGCCGTGGAGACAACTCCACGATCCTTTGATCAAGTTCTGGGTTCGGTTTCCACTTCCTGTCGATGCGTTTTTTCTGATCCCACCGCGCATTGCTCAGCTCGTTACCAAGCCGATTCGCGTCCTTCTGGAGCTCCTCAATCTCACTTCTCAGCTCCACCCGAGCTTTGCTCATCACTTCGAGGATGCCTTGCAGCTCCCCGATCCAAGTTGTTTCCTCTTCAGTCAGCATCTCGCCTTCGAACTCATCGCGAATCTCTCGCAGGACATCGGTCACTTGATTGGGGGTGATGCAGGTCTCCAGTCGATCGCGAAGTGATTCGAGGCCCAGCGTGTAGTCCTGCCGCGCCTGCGGAGACTCTTCCGAAGGCTTAGGGGCGATCGAGGCATAGATTCGATCAATCAGCCACCCGGCCCCAGGATCCATCCCTTTCCCCTGGAGAGCATCCCAATCGACCTCCCCGAACAGGTGGCTTTTGGTGATCACATCCGCGGCTTCGCGCGGATTCGTCTCCAAGTCGGTCCAATCGATGTCGGTAGACCGGACGCGCTCTTTCGACCGGCTCATCCTCCTGATCGTCGCGGCCGCCGCCTCTTCTTTTCGGCTCCCCGCGACGTACCCCGTATCCCGGAATCGGTAGTTGGGGCTATTGGGGTCCAGATCATCAGCGTCGGCATAATCCGGGGTTTTCACCGCAGCGGTGGCAGTCCGGGGCCTCTGGGCGCGACGCGCCTTAATTTTTGGCGTTTGGGTGGGGGCAGATGACGCCGCACCGGTTTCCTCCTCCTCAGGGGTCTCGCGGCGCCACCGACCGCCCCTCAACACGTAGGTGACACCACCATCTTCCCGTGTGTCCCCCTCCTTCGGTCCGGTTTCCTCGGCGGACGGGCGCCAGTCCGATTGATCAGGCTTTTTGACCACCACCATCCTGGTCGACACGCCGGTGGGGCGGTCGGAGGACTTGAAACTCCCATCAGGTAGCTTCTCGGATTCACCACCAACCTTCTCAAGCCAGTTGCGGAAATCCTCGGATTTCTGGTTGCTCCGAAAGAATGGTGACTCGGACATGATGGCGACGAGCGTACCGCCCGGCTTCAGGAACTCGAAAGCGCGCTGGACATGATCGACGTCCTGTTGACCCTCAAAGGGTGGATTCATCACCACTGCATCGTAGGACGGGGACACGGGAAGGCCCAAAAAGTCCGAGCCTATGGTGTTGTAGCCCTTGGCGGTCAAGACGTTCTGGAGGCTGCTGCTCATCTCTACAACGTCAGGTGCAACACCGGCGAAACGCACTTGATCGGCGATGTCCCCCTTGCCTGCAGATGGCTCCAGAACCCTCATTCCCGGTGAAATCCCAGCCCTCTCGATCATCGTTGAGACGATCCCTTTTGGGGTGGGGAAATACCCTGGAATTTTCAGGAACCGGACCGCCTCCTCGGCGACCTTGATCGGATCCGGCTTTTCGACGCTGCCATCCCTGAACTTGGCGTACTCGGCCAAAGCGAGCTGGAGATCCTTCCGGGTGTGAACACCCAGCTTGTTCAGGCGGGTGATGGCCATGGCGTCTGTCTTGATGTGCCATGGGTTGCCGCCTTTCTTTTCCAGGTCTTTGATCAGCGACTTGGCCTCGTCATGGCTCAACATGACCTTGCCATCCTCCCCGACACTATCGGCGCGCTGCCGGAGCATTTTTGTAAGGGGCGATTTCTCATCCTTCAGGTCATTGGCATAGGATCGAGCCATTGGCCCCCAGAGACGCAATTCCGGCAAATCAGCTGCCGCCACATCGTCCGGCGTTGGGTCACGCTTCACGAACTTCATGGCCCGGCGCAGCTCCCTGTCTAGGGCCTCTACTGCGGCCCTAGTGGTCACCCCCGATAGGTACTGGGCTTCCCCAGATTCAATCGCTGCGGCCAAGTTGACCATCGTCTGCCCAATGCGCTGCCTCTTCTCGGCGTCCTCGATAGCACCGTTGCCCATGCGAGCACGCCGCGCGGTGTTCATATTTCTGGGGCGGTTGATTTCCTCATCGGCAGCCGCGATGACCTTCTGGCCGGCCTCCCGGAGCTTGGCTGCCTGCTGTGATCGTTTCTTGATCCTGGAGTCGGTCTCCTCCTCCGAATGGTCCTCATCAATCCCCTTGGCCTCCCTGATCTCGCTGGCTGGGGGGGCGACATCGAGAACCTCCCGCACACGGGCAACAGGGATTCCCCCTGCCTCGGCCAGTTTTTCCACGATTCCAGGATTTCGCTCAATTGCCTCAGAGACAGCATCGGGGCCGCCCATCTTCTCCACCGTCTCTTTCAGACGGTCTTCTGGGCTCTTCTCTTCAGTGGGTTGAGGTCTTGGCTGGCCGACGAACAGCAGTGTGGGTTGTTTTGGTGCTGGCTGCTCGCCATGGGGGGCGAAAAAGAGCACCCGTTGCTTCTGGGCATTTTGGGAGTCGGCTGCAATCTTACGCTTGGCGCGGTGGGGGCGAACGTAGGTGCCGTCTTTTCGGGTGTGCCCAGCTACCTGGACGACGGTGTCGAACAGGGTTCGAGCCTTTTGAAAGAAGGCAGCGAATAAGACTGCGGGTTTTTGCATGGGATCCCCCTATCGGATAGATAGGGGGATCATCACGTCATGACAGGGAATATTGGCACGGAAACAAAGCGCCGGGGTTATCCCCTCATCAGAACAAGCTTGGCAGCTTCATACGGAGCATTTTCACCGGTAGTTGCTCCAAATGAGGCCATAATTGCTGTGCCAAGTGCCCGGTCGATCAGCCAATCATGCTCAAGATCGGCTAGAAACCTTATAGGTCCTTTCCCCCGCCTCCCTCCCTTTTCCCCGGAAGAACCCAACCGCCGCCTTGATCATCCGCGGCCTTTCCCGGGTGCTCAGCACCTTTTCCTTGAACTCATCCATCGGCATTGCGGTGATGGGGCCAAGAAACCGGGGGTCGTCGTAGTGGTCGAGATACGCGCGTTTCGCCTCCTCCTCCGAACCGAACCCGAGCATCACCTTGTCCTCGTCGTAGCGGTCCCATTTCCCTGCCTTGCGCTGGTGGACAATGTAGGCGATTGGGGCCTCAGCCTCCGGGCCGAGGTAGCAATCGACGTGATCGCCGTCTACACCGAGGCTCCCCCGGATATAGCCGTAGGCGTGGGTCATTTTGGTCCGCCAGGCATGACCATCGCGGTCGACTCCGGAGCGGACCGATCCTTTTGGGTTCTCGATCGAGATATCGAGCCCCTGAAACCTGCGGTGCTGTTTTTTGTAATTCCCCGCCTCCAGCTGGCCCGGAGATGCGCCTTCCCCGGGGGGGGTTGCCTTGAAGAAAAGAAAGCTGTTCATTGCCCCCACCCCCCAACTGGCTGACCAGACAACGGGCCATGACCATGGCTCGCTTTGTTCCAGTCCCCGCGACCGCAGTTCTCGCAACGGAAGATTCTCTCTTCGGCTGTTGCCCCTATTGATGGTCGACCGCATTTTGGGCAGCACAGCACCCCGGTTGGTTGTTCAGTCGCCATGGGTCGCCACCCCTCCTCCACCGCTCAACCTCTCCTTGGCCCACCGGACGAACTCCGGGTCGGCCCCAACCGGGGTTCCGGGGACAAGAACCCACGCCCCGCGGCAGTGGGGGTGCTGCACCCCGGCTGCGGCCCACCACATTTCGTCCTTGGACCTGGGGATCAACTGCCCACCTACCCGCTGATTTGGAGCCGCATAGCGCCCCACATTGGTCTTCCCTGCCCAGACCTGGGTCTCGCCGTCTTTGCGCGGCTCAGAGGGGGAAACAACGGTGAAAACACGGTTGTTCAGGGACTGGCAGAACGGACAGACGCCGATGTAGGCCTCGATCCGCTTGACCTTTGTTCCAGGCTGAAGGGTGGAGATGAACCCCTCATTGATGTTGCGACCGGTCTCGGTCACCGCCACGCGGCGCCAATCCCGATTGAGGATCGCCAATCGGTCTTGCATTTCTGACTGGAGCGCCCAGATCGTAGCCGCGGGATCACCTCGACCGGCTGCCTCTTGATGGGCGATCACCATCTGCTTGACTGCGGAGCGGGCGTTTTCTCCAAGCTCTCGAATCGACTCGGCCGCACGCTCCTTGGCAAAAAGGATCGCGGCGATCCGTCCCCGAGTCATTGCGTCGATCCGACCCCGGGCGATAATCCCGACCTTCTGCGCCGACTCAAGGGTTGCCGGGATACCACCGACGAGCACGCCCATTTTGGCCACCGTCGGGGGTGGGGTATCGCCCGCCTCGATAGACGCCTTCAACTCCCCAAGTAGCACGCCACGGACGGCCTCCATTTCGGCGCGTTCCATGATGACGCTCCGCGGAAGGTGTCGGTGGATGACCAAGTCGACCACCTTCATCCAGTCCTCGATGGTGTAGTAGGTCGAGGGAGCTGACAGCTCAGCCTCAATCTCCTCCATCTCCCGATCCGACCAGCGCGTCCAGCCCATGGCCTTTGCCAACAAGCCACGGCTTGAGGTCACCCCCCGCCCCGAGATTGCCGCAATCACATCGGCAAAAACCACCTCAAGGAAACGGCGACCCCAGCTGTCGTAATCCTCGATGACATCGCGAAACACCGGATCATGATGTGGGGCGGCTGCTGCAGCTTCTGGGGGCGACGTGATCGCCTTGTAAATTCCCTCCAGCGCCTCTCCGGTTTGGGCCTCGTTCAAGTTGCCGATATCGATCAGCACTGTTTCTTCCTCTCTCATGGCCCAGTCCTTTCGCCAAGCCGTTCCAGGCTCCTGTTGATCGATTGCAGGGTTTGGTTGAGGACTGGATCATTCGTAGGTGGTGGCGTTGTCGCCCGTTGCCAAACCAGTGCGCCGGCGGCACAGACGATCGCGATCATCGCACCCATAACCCATCGATTGACCGCCTTCGAAGCAGCAACGGGATCACGCATGTCACCCACGGTTTTTTCGAGGGCCTCGACTCGTGCCTGGCTTGGCAATTTACGCAGTTCTTCCGGGGTCGGCATTTTCGCCAGCGTGAGTTCGTGCCTCTCCGCCTGCTGTTCTAGGGTCGCAAGCTTTCCCCACAGACGACGGCGCTCCTGCAAATCCATCATCATCCGCTCTTCGATCCTGGCCAATTCAATGAGGGCGTTGGCAACCTTGTCCATGGTCTCATTGGTCTTTTGCCCAATTGCCGTAACGGTGGCGCCATGATCGTCAATCTTGCTTTTGAGAGCCCCAACCTCTTCCCGAATTGAATTCAGGGCAACATCTGTGACTCCGCCGCCGACTACCTGCTGCGCCGCTACCATGTCAGGCCCCCTTCAGCGGCCACAGCCACCGGCCAAGCCACGATTGCGTGGTTAACTGTGTCTCTGGCTGGATACCGGCAGGATCTGGGGAAGGCCCCTCAATCTCGGCGCTGCCGTCGACCACCTGTGGGGTCGATTCTGCCGCCTTCATAAAGAGGTCCGTACCACCCCGGACAAACATCAGTACCTGCCGGCTTTTCGCCATCTCCTCTTCTCCCTCGATTTTCTGTGGTTCGCCGGCGACGAAAATGGTATCGCCATCTTCGCCACGCAGGATCGCGCCCCCCTCGCCTTCATCAACGACCCCGTAGCGGTGACGAGCCATGACTTTGTGCCCGAGCAAATCGGCCCAGCGGACCTTGTGATGATCGCCAGCGGAGTGGACCGTCACCCCGTGTTCCCCTACCGCTTTCACCTCGCCAGCGCTCATGCCCCCCGGGTGGCGGAAATAAACGTGATCGCCCTTGCGCGCGCTCTTCGGCTCCATCACACCCTCCAAATCGTGATGGACTTTTGGAGGGGCTCCCCCCCTCCACCACCCGGTGCGGGAACATCGACCTTCTTGACTTTGTCCTTGGGCACCCGCGGCGGCAGCATGTCCCCATCGTTTTGCTTCTCTTCAGCGCCATCGCGCTTCTGCTCGCCGCCGTCATCGCCTTCAATCTGCCCAAAATCCTCCTCGCCAGGCTGACCTGCTTGGGCCTGCGACTGCTGCCAAACGGAGATAAGGGCGGGATTGACCGGGGCATTGCCCCATGCCTCGTTGATCGGCCCGAGTTGGAGGCTTTGGCGTAGTTCGTTGACGATCAGAACATCCTTTTTGTCCTTCCTGTCCTGCTCCAAATCCTTTTGGTTTACACCTTCAAAACGGAAGACGAAATCAGGGTTGAACTCGGAGACAAGGTTGTCGCTCAGCGTTGTTTCAACCCACGACATCAAAGGGGTGAGTCCGTTGTCCTTGCTGGCAAGGAGTTTTTCCTGGGTGTCTCCACCAGATAACGATGATTTCTGGGAAGCAAAGGACTCGAAGTTGATCTCATCGGGGGAAGTGCCGTAAATCGCACAAGACAAGGCAGTCAGGAACGTCATCCATTTCGCAAACATCATCTCATTGAATTCGACACCGAATTTCTCGAAGGCGATGCGTGCATCAGGGTCGGAAGACACCATGATGGGCAATGCCCACCGGTTGTTGATGCCTTTGACCATCGCGTTCCAGAGCCGCCTGAATGCCTCTATCTGCTTGGTGTCGTACTCGCCGGTCAAGTGAAGAACACCATTTGGTATCGCGTTCTCATCGAACCCCTTGGCGTTGATGGTCATTGCGTTCAGGAAGCCGGTTACCACCCTGACCAATAGCTCAGGCTCACCGAGGCCGTACCCGCCCACCTTGATATCGGTTCTGGGGTTGCGGACCTCGTAGATCAGGTTTTCGTAGGTATAGGCAGCAACCGGCCGCATATCGACCAGCTGAAGGGCAAATATTTCATCGTCGCCTTGATACCCTTGCTCCTGGCACAACCGAATCGTTGCGCCGTCAACCGAATAGAACCCGGACATCCCCAGCCCGGCGGCGCGCTTGTATTCGACTTCAATGGGGGAGGCATCCATCGTCAGGGTGTCGCGGGTCAGTTTCGCCAGGAAACCTTGAAAGTTGTCTCGTTTGAGCCTCTTCCGCATCCGGGGTCGTGGCTCATCGCCGCAGTTGTTGATGAATCGGACGACCTCTTGGGCCTGTTTTTCGTCGGCCTTGGTCATCTTGTAGGCGGGATCGCGGTGGCGGATCACGTACCCAGCCGCGTCGAGGCTTTCCCGGGGGCGGGCAAAGCTGGACACCTGACGGATGCGGTTCATCACGATGGCTGACAGGATGGGGGTCTGATCGACCATGGTGCGTAGAGTGGTGTAGCCGACCGGAGCTGGTTTTTCGTAGTAGTCGCCCGAGGCGAAGATCCCAAAGCGGTCGATGTAGGCGGAAACGGTGCGGTTTTCTTTTTTGCCTACCGATGCATCGTCCAGCGTCCTTGATGCTTTCAGCATCTCGTTGCTGAACTGTGCATCCGTCTGGGCATCGCGAAACATCTCAGCGATTTCATTGGCGAGGACGGATTGCTCCATAGCCTGCTGGAGCGTCCCTTCCGCCTTCATGAAATCGATTTGTGCATCGTATCGCTCGTCCGCCGGGGCGCCCGGGTTTAGAGCAGTTTTGATTGGCTTGTCGGCGGGCATGGAACCTCCTAGATGAGGCCCCATGGTGGCGTCATGACGGCTTGGCTTGGTACAGCAGTTCACCTCCTATCAAAAAACGGGCATGCCGGATCCTTTGCCGCAACCATGGCGTTGATTTCCCCGCACAGCATGGTCTCCTCGCCGCAGTGCTCACAGTTGCCGCAAATGGCATTTCCGCCAAGGTCGACTGACTGGGTACTGATCAGCCCAGCAATGTGCCCGGGCAGGCCCGCAAAGTCGTTCGCGACATTTCCCACCACCGCCCCCGCTGTAGCCGACGAATCACCGCCTTCGGGGAGAATGAAAGTCGAGGTGCCATAGGCCCGTGCCCACGCCACGTCACACAGCATGTTCGCATAGGCGAAGTGGGGGTCGATCCCGACCTTCATCACCTTCCGACGCTTCTTGCCGACAATCATCTTTTTCGCGCCTGACCCCTGCTCGGTGGTCGTGACCACCAAGGCGACTTTGGTGAAGTGGAGGAAAGCCATCTCCTTGAGGATGGCCGACATCCGGCGCGTCCCCTTCTCGACCACCTCTTGAATCAGCCCATCCGGATCGGGGAACAAGCAGGCACCACTGGACAGCCTGGCAAGGGCCACCTGCATCATCTTGTACTGGTCGATCACCACGGTGTAGCGGTCGCGGTCGTCCTCTGCAATTTTCCGCTTCGCCTTGGTCATCTCGGTATCCCCCCACCTCACCATTTCCCCTTCGATGTCGGAGTAGGAGGCCAGAAAAACCTTGCCTTTGTGGCGTTTCGCGAACCGTTTGGCGTCGTTGTAATTCGGGAGAGTTTCGACCACGCAAACCTGAACGCCGTAAGACGCCATCAGCTCGTCGCATCGTGCAAACGGGTCGTCGTCGTAAATAGCCTCGACGTGGATCGTCGCTTGATGACCATCCGCCAAGCGCTCTTTGATGATGACCACGTTGAACGCGCCCATCTGGTCGATCCCCATGAGCGTCCCCCGGGCTCGGGTCTTCCACACCACCCCACGGCGCATCCCTTCAACGGCAGCAGCGTTGAGCATTTCCAGGTTGACGGGAATCTGAGACGGGTCTTGGTAGGGGATCCCGAGCTTGCGGTTGTAGAAGTTTTGAAGGTCGTCGGCCTTCCTGTAGGACTTGATTATGTCTTCGGCCGAAACGGTAGAAGAAAGCACCTGGGGGAACTGCCACGACGGGAACTCTCCGTCCGGATTGTGGGCACGCCATTCCCCATTGTTCGTGTCGGGGATGAAGGTCTTGCAGACCTGACATTGGAATTGCCACCCTGGGGGGAAATTTTCGTCCTGCCTTCCTTCCCCTGTTTGATCGCCGTTGTACTGGATGCAGGCCGGGAACTGCTGGATCAAAACCACGCCGTCGTGGCACCCGCACCTAGCGTGGAAATGCCGCTGGTCGCCCATCTTGAACCAGTAGTCGATATCGGCATCCGGCCACATGGCGGTCGATATCAACAACGCTAGCTTTACGATCGATGCCGACATCCGCTCGACGACCTTTTCGACGTCTGCCGGGGTCATCCCCTGCACCTCGTCGAATGTCACCACGTCCAACGGAAACGACTCGGTCACCATCCGACCGGAGGTCCACAGGAACAGGAATCGACTTGCACCCATCGTCCTGGTTAGGACGTTTCCCTCCTTTGAGGCCTTACCCCTCCCCCCAGACTCAACCACCAGCTGCTTGTATGCGTCGGGGATAGTGCGGAGCACCGGCATGAATCGCTCGGAGCTCTTGTAGCCGGCCAGCGACCTGTCGGGGACATAAAGGCCGATCGCCAACGGCATCCACTTCAACCCAATGAAGACCGAATAGAGGAGCTCCATAACCGTAAGGCCGGTCTGGGCCCCCTTCATGATAACGTATGTCCCTTTGTGGGCCTCTTCGATGGTCGATGGGAGAGAAGCGTAGATTTCGCGCAGTGCGGCACGCCCCGCAAAAGTGAACGCCCGGCCGTCGACCTTCAACCCCTTGGTAGCCAGGTCTTCAACCCACTCCAGAAACGTTGTTTCTGGCGCGATTCCTCCGGATTCTTCCAGCAATGCAAGGGGGGAGATGCGGTCAGACAGCTGGGCAACGAGCTCATCTAGGAGGTCAAAACGTTTTGGGTTGAACGCCATCAGTTTTGCTGGGTGTTTAGCGGGGATGCCACGAGGGACAAAGCGATTCCGTCATCGGTCGGCTCGATGCCTGCGTGGAGATCAACAACACCTTGCCGAACCAGCCAATCAAGCACATCAAGAGCGCGCCAAATGCCTGTGCCTGAATAACTCGACCCGAGTGGTCCAGACAGAGGGCAAAAAAGGCGCACCGTTGAGGTCTCCGGACCAACCCCCTCAAGGGTCATCCTGATGTTACCGTCTCCAGCCAACGCCAATGCGATTGATGCCAGCATCTCGTCGTTTGTTATTGCCGCTGCCGGTCTTACAAAAATAGGCCCTTTGCGGTGTCCAGCTTTCTCCTCAACCTTTGGTATATCCGCGCTTGGCATTCTGGTGACTCCAGCTCAATTTCTCGGAGGATAATTTCAACCATTTCCCGCTGCTCCTTCACCTCCAGGTACAGCTTTGCTGCGTCCACCCCGGCGCTCAGTAGTTTCGCCTGAACCGTGACACTCTGAAGGTGGAGCTTGGTGTTTCGGATCCGACCATCGGCGCCCTTTGAGTGCTTGATTGCCTCATCGCTCTCGCCGATCAACCGGTTTAACCGGCCGATCAGGTCAATCGGCTGGTGGGGGATGATGTCCTCCTCCACAACTTGTCTGGTCTCGCCCTCTTCGCCGCCGAGTTTGTCCGGCCTCGTCGGGACAACCCCGAGATACTTCGGCTTCCCGCCGGCGCGGTTTCGGGTTGCCATCGCAAATTCGCTGCGAACATCACTTGCCCACCGGTATACCGTCCTTTTGTCTACACCTTTCAGGACGTAACGGTCCGTTATTTCGCCGAACGGGGCGTCGGGACCATGGGTCTCGAACCACTTCAAAAGATCGGCTTTCCCGGATTTTCTGAGGTCCTTTTTTGACAGGGTGACAGTCATCAATCCACCACTTCAGTCTCTACTGGATGACAGCATTCTGTCCGGGCCGTCAAATATTTGGCCTCCCCTGACAGTTTTTTTGTCCGCAGCATCGCTGGGGATACTCAGATGGCACATTTCGGCACGATAGACACTTCCGTCACGACGCTAAATGCGTCAACTGCTGTGGTCTTTTGACACTTAATGCCCGCATCTTTGCCACTGGGTGTCTTGGCCGCGCAAATGCATATATCTGTTACTATTTTTCCCTTTGTCACCTCCCCACAATTGGAGCATTTGACAAAAATAACCCCCATTTTTTTGCCACTGAGAAGCCTCCCGAGACATTTTTGACAAAGGTGATCCTCTAAACGCCATTTCCCATTCCACCTCCCAGGCTTTGGATGAGCAGAGACGCACTGATCTTCCTGACCGTCAGCAGCACCTCGATCGAAAAGTCCGGTCTGTTTCATTCGGATTCACCCGGGAGGGAAACCGTAGGGGGGAGATCGAGGTATCGAAGCAAAGCGGCCCACGCCTCCTCGCATCCAAAGCAAATCAGCACCTGATTGCCTAGGGACAGCAAGCTTTCATGGACGGCTTTCTGGTGTGGTAGAACCCGGCCATTTGCTGAATCCTTCATCTCGATGTACAGACTGAGATAGCCGCCACGCCCCACGGGCAGGTGATAATCGGGCATTCCCTTCTTCACCCCCATGCGCTTCATGACCTTCCCAGACCCTGTCGTCCTCTTACCCCCATTCCCAATGTGGTAGAGGAGGTCCAGCTCCGGGTAATCGTCTGGTGATTCTTCCAAGTGTTGGTTGCGCTGCCGGATCAGGGCCTCGCAGGCGAGTTGTTCGCGCCTCGCGCGTGGACGATCCTCGCCGCCTGGGAGACCACCGAAGCGGTCGAAATAACCAGCCTTGCTCCCGACGGCATCATGCATGGGCGTGCTTTCTGATCAGGTTGGCAATCTCTCCTGAACTCACGAGGGCTATACCGAACTTGGCCTCGAACGACACGAGATGCTCCGGGGTCACCGAGCGCATCGAGCCGATGCCAAAAATCTCCTTCACCTTCTCCCGATTCCAGGTGGAGTAGAGCCGCACACACTCGGTGCGAATCACCTGAGGCGTAAGAGGTGGCTGCCCCCTGTTGTTTCGCACCGCATTGATCGCAGCCTGCCACTTGGCTGGATCGCTGATTGTGTGGATGCCGACGTTTCCGGTGTGGTAGTTGAATTCGAGGGGGAAACACCACAAGTCGGGCACTTTCAGGCTTGCGCCAGAACCGAGGGTGAGGTCGCGCAAGTGGTGGGGGTGCACCGTGTCCCCGATAACACCGGAGACAAGACACGGCTGGGAAGCGACCCATTCGCGGTACTCCCTGCACTCGTCACCACCAGCAAGCCGTTTCCACAGTTCAGGGTTACGCCAGACCTGGGCTCGATCCATGGCGCTGGCAATCGCACCGCCGAGTTGTGGCCCTACCGATTCTCTGGGGGAATGTGCCTTCGCCTGCCTGCTGCCAGGAGCAGGGGGCGTCACCACCCCCTCTGCAACCCTGGCCTTGGCTTCGATCACGACAGACTTCCCAGGGTCGGAATCCATGAAGCATTGCCACGCCTCACGGTCGACCTCGAACTCGACGAGATAGATGGGGCCATCCTTCGTCTTCCGGCTCTTCGGTTTCGGGTTGCGCAAATCTAGGTGGAAGAATTCGCCGGGGAAATCCAAGGGGTTTCGACCGTTCATGGCCCCACCACCCTATTGGGGCACTCGGTGGCGCCGCACCCGTTTTCGTCAACTCCGCCGCAACACGACTCGCACCCAAGAACGACGTGGGGATCGCCAATGGCGGAGCGGAAACGGGCTGCAATCTCCTCCCATTCCACGACCAGGATGATGGCAACCGCCACGGCTATCGCTATGAATCCACGGTTTTCGGTCATCATCTTCACCCCGCATCGTTACCCTATGGGTACCACCATGGACAAAAAAACACGCTTCACGGGCCCACGACGGAGCCATCTCCGTCCCAGGTGAATTCGGGCAATGGGAAGTGGCCGCAGCAGTGGCAACAAAATGTTCCGGTGAAGAACGACGGATCGCGCGCATAGGTCTCGGCGACAGGCGTGCTCATCGTCGTCAGACCACCGCACTTGCCGTGGATGTAACTGTACCGCAATGGCCTCAAGAAACCCTTGGCCCTTTCTTCCTCGGAAAGGACAAGGTATCCATTCTGTTGTCCGTTCTCCCTGATTTCTTCATAGCCAGGGGTTGGCTCGCTCCCATCCGCCAAACACGTCTTGGGCTTCTCTTTCATCGCTTTGCACTCCTTCTCGGCAGCTTCGAGAACACGTTGCAGGCGGCCTGCGAATTCGTACTCAACGTGAGACGCCAAACACCCGGGGGTGATTGAGGGGGTAAACCCCGAGTATCGATACCCATCGGCATCGAGATGCTTCGCGTAGATCCCCAGCTTCCAGTCGTCGATAACCACAAGAGCCTTCATTTCAGACCTAATTTGTTGTAAGGAGCCAGCAGACCTCAGTCCCAGCACTCATTTGGTGTCGACCGACATCCTGGGTACCCCCACTGGGCGAAGTTCTCCCGGTCCTTCGGCTCCAGGCACGACAGAAACTGTTGCAGCTCTACCGCAACCTCTTCGTCGGTCATGCCGTCGAGATTTCGACAGTTGTCGACCGCCTGGACAATCTGTCGGCAAAACTCAGCTTTGTTCATCACCCCCCCCTTTCGTTTTACCGATGTTTTTTTCCCTCCACGCCCGAAACCTCGCAGCAAGATGCTTTCGCTCTTCCTGGCTCAATTCCGGCGCCTTCTCGGGGGAAAACCCGATGGCTGGAGGGATCGTCACTGCAACCTCTTCGCCGCGGCAGACCCTATCGATCACGACGTCCCACACGCGACCCCAAACAGCCCTGCTCCCCTCCTCTGAAATTTCCAGCCACCGCGGTTCCTGCTCGAAGGACAATTCTCTGACCACATCAATGACCGGGTGTCGCCCTTCTTTCCGAGGCTTCATCGCCTCATAGTACGCCGTCCACTTTTGGGGAAGGCCGAGATCCTCGGGGCGAGGACGACACAGGCGCAAGAACTCTTCGACGCCATCCGGTGGCCACGTCTTCCCACTGGAGAGGAGGTTTTTCACGCCTCTCTCGAACTGTGCTCGGGTTATTCCGCTCGCCTGGATGGCGGCCGACCAAGTGGCCATTACCTTGGCGGTGATGTCGTTTCCACCGAGACGCAAGGACTGGCTGAATTTACGCCCGTAAAACGACGTGAGAGTGGTAAAAAGCGCCCCGACGTCGCGGTCTCCAAGAGGAGGGGTGGGATCGTCATCATCCGACGACCTCTCCGTCGACGATTTCACCATCATCGTCGCCAAGGAATCTGCTGAGATCCTGACCACTTGTGGCTCCAGGAGAGCCCCGATACGCGCCATTTGCTGCATGCTTTCCCTCCACGGATGGTTCGTCATCAAAGCGTCGTTGGTTGAGCCACAACGCCGCATAGGGGGGGGTCGAGCCCCTGGCGAGGAGAGCGGGGCGCCGGGCAGCTTCAATCTTGGCTCCCTCGGTCGCCCTCTTGGCCACGCCAGTCGTTTTGACGTTTTCCGCCCAGGCAGCGATTGCGCCGGCAAGGCCATGTTTGAGGTCGAAGGCCGCCCAGAACCTGGCGAACGCCCACGCCGACAATCCAGTGACCTTCACCTCCCGGCGTTTCTTCCCGCCGACGATCCCGATCAACGCTGCCGACTCAGGGATTTCGTCTCGCTGGCGACCGAGCAAAAACCGGAGCCAATAGCGATTATCCTTCCCTTCCTCGCCGTCTTCGTCGTCTTCGAGGTCGTGTGGCCTCGAATCTTGTTCGAGGCGAATTTTCTGTTCGGAGCTACTAACACCTTCCCCTACTGGGGTACCTTCTTGTTGAGTGTTCTCCTTGTTATATAGAGCGTGCGGATTTTCAGGTTCTAGCGTTTCTTTTAGCGTTGTATTTATCGTTTCGTCGCGTTGATCTTGGCTTTGATAAGACTCATAGTTACAAACACTTAGGACTGTTATAGTGCGTGCGGCAGAGCGTGCCGAGGTGCGTGCAAGCGAGCGTGCGACGAGCGTGCGGCCATCAAAATCGAAAATTTCGAGCATTCCCTCGCTTACGAGGGACGCAAGAAACCCCTGAACCTTTGAGCTCGACCACCCCCAGGCGTCCATTAAGTCTCGTACCGAGATGGGCAGTTGCCCCCTCCTAAGAGGCACAGAAACACCTCTGATTTGCCGGGTGCAGTCGCCCCAAACCGCGCTGAGCAGGAGATCTATCCAAGCCTGACCACGACTGTAGGGTTTCTCATCCCACAGCCAATTCCGGCGCAGTTCCCGGTGGAGACAAATCCACCCTGACGATGGGGCACCGTTGAGCATCAGTTGCCGTCGACGTTTCCGTTGCTCAATGCCGCCTGGATGAATCCGGCAAGATCATCCGAATGGGCGCCATATCGAGACGCAACCTCGCTGAACTCCTCAATGGAATGGGGCTGAATTGCCCACACTGGATCCCCTTCCTCGGTGAATCGCTCTTCACCGTCGGAATTGATGGCCTGTGCCATGTGGCAGGTCTCGTGGAAAATCAGGATCTCTCTTTGCCGGTCGGATGCCGCAGACCACCAGTAATGGTCAATCGTCACCAAGTAGTCAGGGACTCGGCCGTAGATGTTCGCCAGCGCCCATGCGAAGACGCCTTTCAACTTGCCCTGAACCGTCGGAAGGTGGACCGTGGCAAGCGTTGCGATGCCTTGCCTGATCTCGGCGCGGTGGTCGAAGAGGAAGACTACGAAGGGGGGAGGAAGATCGAGCCTTTTAGCGTGCTCAGGCAGTGCCAAGACGCGCTCGAAATAGGGGTATGGATCGTTCTTGGGATCCAGAGATGGGTCGGGGATTGAATACCGACCGTTTCCGTCGTCAACTTGCTGCATCTGGGGCTCTCCAGGGTGTACTCGGGGCCTTTGCGACCCTCTTTGCTCCAGAGCGAAAAGCTCTTATGACCGCTTCGACCGCATCTCTGGCGAAGTAACTGACCTCACGGCAGGTGCGTCCGTCGGTTGTGTATAATTGGTATTCTGTAAGTAGCTTTGCCTCCCCAGGGACATGGCCACGCCGGTTAAATCCCCGTCGTGCATCCAAATCGCGGTTGTAACAATTTATGCAAAACGCATTCAGTAGCAGTCGCCCGGACGCCGTTTTCCCGCAGCGAATGCAATTTCTCTGTGGCAGGTGAACGGTCGATATTTTGGTATCAACGCCAGCCCGGGCAGCGCCATCCGAGCAACCAAAGCAGCGGTGCCACGGGATCGTCACCTCGGTCGTCGGATTCTTCGAGGCGATGCCCCACCAGTTGGCACACCTGTTCGGCAGGATCCGTAGGTCAGGAGCCTTGGCGCATGTGATCAGTGTCAGATTGCTTGTGTTGCTGTCCTTCTCCTCTTTTCGCATTTTCGCCACCCGTGAACCCGAAGTTCCTTCGAACGTCCTCAACAGACATGTTGAGCTGGTTATGACGCCGGAAATGCGAACAAATAACCTCGGCGAGATCCTCCGACACAGGAGCGGCACGGATCCCAAGCAGGGCGTGCCGGATGTACGTCTTCGACACGCCAGCATCGTTGCCGCGCCCCAGACCCGCTCGTTTTGCGTCGCGGCTGATCATGGTTACCGCGTCATTCCTCCCAGCCGTGGTGAGGGCGAGGTATGCGGTACGTAACTCCATAGGTGTTTCCCCCTTGTTGCGCACTGGTACTAGATTGGTACCAATCTAGCAGGGAATCCGTCGGCGCGGAAGCGGGATTAGTTGAGTTTCTGGTATCTTTTGGGTACCAATAAGCTACATCAACTCACATGAATGAGGCTGCAATGAAACATCCGGATGAAAATCAGAAAGACTCCGCGACGGGGGGGAGTAACAAACCCGTATGGATTGCTCGCGGCGAATACGATGAGGTGCTCAGGCGGATTAACGATGCCATCGCCGAGCGCGGCCTGTCTTTTCGCGAGTTCGCGGAACAATCCAAACGGCTGTCTCCACCCGAGAGGTTTCACCACACTACTTTCTCGAAGTTGGAGCCACGGGGCTCCGATGAAAAGGCTCAGCACTTGAGCCTCCAACGGATGCTGGCAATCGCAAAGCTTCTGGGGAAACACCCGTCGGAGTTTTTTTCTGACAACCCGATCTTGACCGCTCTGGAGTTGCTGAAGCCGGATGACCGTAAAGTCGTTTTAGGAATGCTAGTCGCGATGTTGCGGAGCTATGAGCGGGGGGATGTGCTGTTGGCGAAAATTCGAAAGGCATATCCACGCCTGCTGTAATGAGGCGTAGGCACAGAGTCGATATGACCTCTTCGGCCCGTATTATCGCCTGAAGGGCTGCGCCAATGGCGGCGATGTCGCCCAGGATTTCCTCGCTGTACATGGAGGACCCCTCCTCGCTGGTGTGAGTCTCAACATCCGATATTCCACTGCCTACGCTTTTACAGGTTCTGTCCATTAACTCCTCCGTGTGGGTTTGTGTTGCGTTTGATGGTACCAATCTAGTACCATAAAACGCAACAACATCGGGACCGGTTTAGATCCGCTCCGCTCCCGTCCACCTCCAACCCCATCGGGGGAACCATGGACGCCCAGCCATTCAGAGCCTCTGCAATGTCCCAGGATCACGCCGCAGGCTCGTCGGGAATCTACCGAATCCCAGTCATTGGGAAGATCCGATCCGGGACTAAACGCCTGGCCCAAAAGGCGGCATCAAACCAGCAGTTATCCGAGATTTGGAATCGGCGGTCTCACGAGGGGATGGCCCCCCGAGAAATCGAAGAAGAGATCCGCACAAAGACCGGTGCTGACGGTTTCTCCGTACCTACCAACACCCAGCACTTCAACTGTTACGCGGCCGATTTTGTCGGGGGGAAACAAACCACCGACCTGCTAATGCGGCTCTTCGGTGAGGATCGCGGCGAAGGGATCAAGCTCTACCAGTTCCCGGCAATCATTCCGGTCGATTCGTTTTCGCTCGCCCTCCCCCACAACCTCAGGTGCTGGGGCTCTACCGGCCTCAAGTTCTGGTCAGAGACCGACGAGTCCGGGGACCGGTTTTGCATGGCCCGCCAAAACCCAACCGTCGATCCGAAATCCCGACGTGCCCGTCGCCAATTCGGTCCCCGGCAAATCGTCTCACGAGGGCTGTGCTCCCCGGAGGATTGCGAGGAATACCAAGCCAAAGCCTGCAACCTCCAAGGTTCGCTGGTCGTGCAAATCCCTGGGCTTCCTGGGAGCGGCTTCGTCGAGATTCCCACCTCGTCGATCTACACCATCAAGGGGTGGAGGGAAGCGCTCTGGGCGGCAAAGCAAGCCTGCGGGACATTCGAGGGCAGGGGCCCGACCGGAGCCCCCATTTTCTGGCTCACCAAACAGCGCAAGGAATTAAGCCGACTCGATGATTCCGGCCGCCAGAAGAAGACCAAGCACTGGATCCCCGTTCTTGAGATGCGGGCACCGCTCGCCATGCTCGAACCACATCCAGCCACCACCCCATCCCCTGCCGGGCACGTGGTCTCTCTCGATCGGTATTTCCCGATCCCGAGCACCCCAGAGGAAATGCTCGCGTCGATTCGAAAAATCATCGCCGCGGTTGGTGTTTCCAGGGACGAATGGATCGCTATCGCAACCAGAAAATGGGGGGCCCAGTGGAACCACAACAAAGACCACCTGTGGGAGCAGATCAACGTGTTGAAGGGCATTGCAGCGGACGGAATCAAGGGGGTGGAAGCAGTCGAGGATCAGGTCTCACGACGCCTTTTACCATTCTGAGGTCATGGCTTTTGGCCAGTCGTGCTCTGTATAGGCGCATCGCAATTTGCGGATCAATTCGAACAGCCGAAAACCTTTGGAGGAACCCCCGATGAAAATCATCCACACCGGCGATATCCACGAATGCCCAACCAATCAAGACGAGGTGGATGTCGTCATGGCGGCACTGCTATTAGAAGCCGAACGGGATCGCCCAGATGCGTTCGTATTTGCGGGAGACTTGTTCGAATCTGGGGTGTTGCTCCACTCCACGACGACGGATAAGGCGGTCAAACACATTACCGCGTTCGCTTCGATTGCTCCCGTTCTGCTCCTGCAAGGAACGTTCTCACACGATGCTCCTGGATCGTTGAACGTCTTCAAGTCCCTCCATACCACTCACCCGATTTTCGTTGCCGACCGCATTTGCCAAGTCGCCATCATTCTCGGCGGGAACTGGGTGCAATCGGCAGGGGCTCAGTTCCATGCGATCCCCCCAGGGGCAGATGCCGTTTTCTCCTGTTTGCCAACCGTGAACAAAGCCTATATAGCGGCGATGTTCGGGGTGAAAGGGGTTGGCGCTGCTGCGACGTCCTACGTTACCGACATCCTCCAAGGCTTTAGACATCTCAACCGACAATGCCGTGCTGCCGAAATCCCGGCCATCTTTGTTGCCCACGGCACCCTCAACGGGGCTATTACGGAGCATGGTGTCCCGATGGTTGGCTTCGACCATGAATTTTCCCAGCGGTCGATCGCCGATGCCGATTTCACTGCTGGAATGCTGGCCCACATCCATAAGCCGCAGCGGTGGGACATGGATGACGATCTGATCATCTCCTATTGTGGTTCCCCGGGGCGCTACCACTACGGCGAGGAGGGGGACAAGGTCTTCAACCGTTGGACGTTCGCCGGCGCGCGCCCTTCTCTGGAGACCGTCACACTTCCGGCTCGGCGCCTGATCCATATCAGTTTCGATGGCCCCCCCTGCTTCGACCGACTTCACGCAGAATCAGCCGATTGTTCTGGGGCGCATGTGCGTGTTCGGTACTCGATCGATGAGGAGCACCGCCATTCAGTGGACAACGATGCTATCCGCGCCATCTTCATTGACTGCGGCGCTGCCGACGTAAAGATCGAGCCACGCACCAATCCTGTGCAGCGGCAGCGCGCTGCCGGAATCTCCGAAGCCCCTACACTCGCCGATAAGGTTAAACGCTGGTGCGAGATCACCGATTCGGATCCCACGCCGCTCCTGCCTCGGCTCGGAATGCTTGAACACTCAGAGCAGCCACAAGATATTGCTGCGAGGATCATGAATCAGACTGAGGCCTGATTTTTTTGCCAGTAGTGTTACCAATTTGGTACCAGTGGAGACCTAAATGATTCTGAAACCGATCTTTCTCATCGAATCAGGCCCAGTGCTCGAAACCATCCAGAAATGCATTGAGCGCCGCGATAAAGCGATGTCGGCGGTGGCCGAATTCATTGCCCGCTTTGGGGCAGAGGATTGCGCTGCTGTTAGTCACAAAAACGACGCCAACTCTCTTGTGGTGACTGGTTTGATATTTCCACAAGGGTTAGAAAATAAACCAGGATGGGTTAGGTCAGCAGTTGATCCATCTGTTTGGATTCCCGATAAAATAAGCATCGGCGGTAGAGGCATTGATGCTGAGATGCGGTCCTTGGCGATACCTGGATTTTCTGCGGCCATCAAGGCAGCTGGGGCCAAAGAACTACTGGTGTCAAACGGCATCGCCACTGCACCGGCGGTTATCCCGGTCGAGAGTGGCGAGTCGATTATCTGGTTCATGACAATCCCGGTAGATTCAGGGGGAAAATTCCCTGTAGTACCTAAAGGAATGAGGGAAATACCGGTCGCAGAATTTCTTGCATTGTCTGCTGCAACCGACAGCGAATCGGTCGGATGATGAGCAACAACGCCCAACTGCTCCTCGAAATCCTTTCGACTGGGCCAATGCCAACGCCAGCATTCATTCAAAAAACAGGCGTGCACTACTCGCCATCCTTCCGTGAAGAACTTGAGAGAGACGGTCACAGAATCATCACTCGGATTTCAACCTTCGACCCACACGACGGAACCTCCCCCATGCGATGCGCCTGCTTACACCTTGAGGGTATCTGCCATGGATGATCCCTGTTTCAAGTGCCAAATCCCTGCCGAAATCTGCGGCACCGACCCCATCGGCTGTCATCACGCAGACACACAACGCGCAAAAAACTCGGCTCGCTGCAAGATCAACTACACCCGAAACAAAGAACGTTACATCGCCCGGGCGATGCAGTGGGCGGATAACAATCCAGAAAAGAGGCGGGCGATCTCGAAAAACAGGTATTGGAAAAATCCGGAGGCGCACCGCATGGCCAAGTTAAATAGATACCGCCGGACAGCGGCAATAAATAGGCAATGGGCCGCAATCATCGGCATGGACTCAATTAGAGCCCCTGGATCTTCTGGGAAAATCCTATTGGTCGGTAGGAGGAGGAATCGTTGCTAAAAAGCAGTGGAAAGGGGGGGAAAAGTGAGCGACAAAACCAGACGCCAAGAGTGGATTGATTCCTACCGGAAAGACTGGATGACGGACGACCAGTGGGAGTGCTATCAGTTCTTGGCGGACCTATTTTTTGGCTTCAACCATTTGTTCGGGAAGGTTCACAACAACAGAGAGACCCACCCATGATTCCCGGCGTCGACCTCCTCATTGGCGATTGCCGGGAACGCTTGCGCGACCTCCCAGATGAGTCGATCCATTGCGTGGTGACCTCGCCTCCCTATTACGGCCTGCGCGACTATGGGACGGCCTCCTGGGAGGGGGGAGCAGCCGACTGCGACCACGGCGTTTCCCGCTGGGAGGGCGAAAAGCAAACCCAGGGGGCACAACAGTCGGGCCATGCCGCCAAGGCCGACAGGCTCGACAGGCTCGACAGGCTCGACAGGAAGACCTGCGCCCACTGCGGAGCAATCCGCATCGACCGGCAGATCGGCCTGGAAGAGGACATCACGTCGTTCATCCAGGCGTTGGTCGAGGTGTTCCGCGAGGTGCGCCGTGTCCTGCGTCGTGATGGAACCCTTTGGGTCAACATCGGAGATTCCTACCTGAACCAACGCGGCAATGGATTCAACGGCAATTCCCGCCTGCCCGACCGGGACAAGGACGTAGCCCGGCGGGGGGCGCCTGAGATCAAGCCGAAGAATATCGCAGGCATCCCCTGGCGCCTTGCCTTCGCCCTCCAAGAGGACGGTTGGTACCTACGCCAGGACATCATCTGGGCCAAACCCAACCCCATGCCGGAATCGGTCAAAGACCGCTGCACAAAGGCCCACGAGTACGTGTTCCTGCTGTCCAGATCGGAACGGTATTTCTACAACCACAAAGCGGTGATGGAGGATGCGGTCGGGGGGGCACGGCGAGGCAACGCAAACAGTTTCCGCCGTGAGGGGAGCAAACGTGGCCAAGTGATCCCGTCGGCGAGGTCGGCAACCCACAGGCCGGATAGGCCGGACATCAACTACGACGGCCCAAAGCGGGGGCGCCGATCCGTCTGGAGCATTCCAACCAAGCCCTATTCCGGGGCCCACTTTGCGACGTTCCCCCCTGAGTTGATCGAGCCCTGCATCCTGGCGGGGTGCCCCGAGGGTGGGGTGGTACTCGACCCGTTCGGGGGCAGCGGAACGACAGCCGGCGTCGCGCTACGACACGGACGCAGGGCCATTCTAATCGAGCTCAACCCCTCCTCTGTCGACGAGCGGCGGATCCTGGAGATCGCCAACTCCACCCCCCCGGATGCAGGGCTCGATCAGCTCAGAAAACACCCTTCGCTTTTTGGTGAGATAGCCCCATGACCGATTCCGTTACAGCTGGGGGTGGCAACGTGTTCCGCTACCTCTCCCTATTCTCCGGCATCGAGGCGGCCACACAGGCATGGATGCCGCTCGGTTGGGAATGCGTAGCGGTGGCGGAAATGGAGAAGTTCCCTTGTGGCGTGCTGGACCACTACTACCCGGATACCCCCAATCTCGGAGACGTCACTAGAATCACCGCGGAGGTCATCGCCGACCTCGGACCCATCGATCTAGTGGTGTTCGGCAGCCCGTGCCAAGACTTGAGCGTGGCCGGAAAAAGGGCCGGTTTATCCGGCGAGAGGAGCGGACTGTTTCATGTGGCAATCGACATTGTGGGGTGGTCCCGGCACCACTGCGGCACCAGATTCGCCCTCTGGGAAAACGTCCCAGGCGCTTTCAGCAGTAATGCAGGAAGAGACTTTGCGGAAGTGGTTAAGGCGCTGGCAGGGATCAGTGACTGTCCGGTCCCAATCGCAGGATGGGGGACGGAAGGTGCAGCGCTCGGCGAGTTGGGGCTCGTCGAGTGGAGCGTACTGGACGCGCAATGGTTCGGAGTGGCGCAGCGGCGCCGTCGCGTGTTCGCTCTCGCAGATTTTGGAGACTGGTCCAGTAGACCGCCGGTACTACTTGAGCCCGAAAGCTTGCGCGGGGATTCTCCGCCGAGCCGAGCAGCGGGGTCGGCAGTTGCGGCCATTACTGCAAATGGCGTTGGAACGTGCGGCGCAGACGGATACCAAGGACAAGCTGGACACTTAATTCCAGTCACCCAATACGGTGACATCGCGGGCACACTCACCTGCCGTCACGACTCTTCTCCTTGCTCCGACCGCGGGACAAACGTAGTCGCCTTCGGCGGTAACAACACCAGCGGTCCCATCGATGTCTCCCCTGCCCTAACCGCCCACGGTTCATCATCAGGTCGCCTCGACTTCGAATCCGAGACGTTTCTTGCCTTCGATTGCAAGGCCTCCGGGCGTAATGGGTTCGGTGAAGGCCAGGTTGCGCCAACTATGCGCGCCATGGGCCACAAGGACAGCCACCAAAATGGGGGGGGGCATGTTGCCGTCGCCTTTGCTATCCAGGGTGCAGCAACACGCGAAAACCCATCATGCGGACCTGATGGGATTGGGGTGAAATGCGACGGAACCGCCTATACGTTGGAGGCTAGATCAGAGGTGCAAGCGGTGGCATATGGCTTGACTGTGCGACGCTTGACCCCAACCGAATGCGAGCGCCTCCAGGGATTCCTCGACGGTTACACCGACATTCCATGGCGAGGAAAACCCAACAGCCCAGACGGCAGCCGCTACAAGGCCCTGGGTAACTCAATGGCCGTCCCCGTCATGCACTGGATAGGGGAACGACTCCAGGCTGCCCTACGCCACAAAATCGAGGTCACGCCATGAATTGGTTCATCCGCAGCATCCAACCCGGGAAAACACTCCCTCGATTCTGGGGAGCGGCATGGAGCGACTATCAGTCGAATACTGTGGTGGCTATGCCGGTTCCGCTGAACCTTGTCTTCCCCCTGTTTCGAGCCCTCTGGATCTTTGCCCTTGCCGGGTGGAGAGGCATTCACTGCGACCCCAGGGATGCATTCCATCAAGGGATGAAGACTTATGTCGGGTCAATCCTGAAAAAGGCAGCACCGGGTGACATTGTCGTCCTGACCTTATCCGGTGGGGGGGTTAGCTCCCAACGCCTCGACAAAATTCGTTCGGTCATGGCTGAATCCCCCAGCGTATCCATCATCGTTCTGGAAAGTGGGCAAAGCCTTATGTCCTTGCCCGAAGCCGCCATGGCCAAAGCTGGATGGGGCAGGAATCGCCGACTTTCCCCCAGCCCATAATCGATCTATCAAATTCATCGTTTTTGATAGATCAACACCAGCATTTATCAATCTCCGATACGAGAAAAACATGATCAACAAGGTGATTTTGGTCGGCAATTTGGGCCGTGACCCAGAAGTCCGATACACCCCAGGGGGGGACCCAGTCGCCACGCTTAATGTGGCCACCACCGAACGTTGGCGCGACAAACAAAGCGGCGAACAAAAAGAGGCCACCGAATGGCACCGGGTGGTGATTTGGGGCAAGCAGGCCGAAATCGCCAAGCAATACCTTGGCAAGGGGCGGCAGGTCTACGTCGAGGGACGGCTACAAACCCGTAAGTGGACCGACCAGAACGGGCAAGAGAAGTACACCACCGAGGTTCGCTGC